CATATACAAACAGTTCAAATAATGTTGAAAATAATATATTGCCGTATGATCATATTGTATTTGAAATCATAGCATCTAATGACGAAAGATTAAGAGAAACTGATTTTAATATAAGTCCATATATTAATACACAAACATGTTTATATTCAGAAAATACATATTTTTATCGTTTATCTTTTTATACATAGGAAATATTATATCCTGAAATAACTGCAACATTATCTGAACAAATAAAACGTATAAATGCTTGTATTGAAAAATTTAACAGCTTTATAAAAGTTGGTTCATATGATAATATGAGTATATCTATTATTTCAGAATATGATGAAATGTATTTTCAACATATAGATGCACATGATTTTAATGATTTTAAATTTGATTATGTTCAATTTGCAAGTAAAAACAGTTCTATATATACAACAAATAAACAATATATAGACAGTATAAAATATTTACCATATTCTGGGGATGTTAAGTATATATCTATATATGAACAAGAAGATGATAAAGAACATGTATGGTTATCCAATTTACCAGAAGATTCAAATTTATAGGAATATGTTCATTATGTTGAAGTTAAAGATCCAAAAAATATAAAACAAGATAATATATCTTATTTTAATAAGGATTTTAAATATAATATGTATGCGTTAAGCAATCAATCAGATTATTTTGATGGTTATTATACTGCATTTTCAAATTATGGATTTGAAACATTAGGATGGAGATATAATTCTATTGTTAAATTTATAAAAATAAATGATTTAAATAACAGTTATGTTTTATATGATAATATAAATGAATATATAAAAGATATAAAATATCCGTTAGTTATCAATGATCAAGATTCATATGAAACATTAAATATATTTAAAATAAATGCAGGTTATATACATAATAATATATATGATCCTGATATTTATAATTATTGGGTTAAAGAACAACAAGAACTTATATATGATGATATTGAATTAACTACTATTACATCACCATTTGAATTAAAATATTCTATGATATGCACAACAGGTAATGTTTTATTAAAAAATAATGTTATCAGAATATATAAACCAAAATATGCTAATATTGCTATTATGGGTATAAGTAATATTAAAGACATTGATGTTACTGTTGATTCAGAAAGAACAAATACTTAGCAAACAAATTTATATATTAATATACCTGCATATACTACCATACAAATAGATGAATCTGATGTAAGATTACAACATGGTGTCATGTATCAAATGATATCAGGTAAATTATATTCTGCTGGTGATCAAGGTAATTTAATTATACCAAAAAATGATAAATTTATTATTATAAAAAATAAAGATAATGAATATTGTTTATTCTCATCCAGTTATATATCTGATAATGAATTAGAACCTATAATTATTAAAAATTTAATGGCGAAAACTGATGTGACATATCAAATATGTGATAGACAATGTTATTAGGAATATTGTTATTCTACAAATATACCTACAAATAAAACAGAAAATTATTATAGGGATTTAAAAAATATTATAAAATCTGAATTGGTTTATCCAATTGTTCCATTAGTAAATTGTCATTGGAAATCAACTGGTCAATATTATGATCACAATAATGTATTAGATGTTAGTACATTGGAAAAAACATATGAAACAGTTGGTCATTTTGTAGAAAATGTTTATACACCATCTGAGTATGATGTTAATCAATATGTAACAAATAAAGTAGATAATTTATTATATGTTGATGATCAACCTATGACATTTAAAGACTGTATATTAAATAATAATATTCAACATCCTATAAAGAAATTATTAATAGACAATATTAATATAGATCCTGCATCTGCATATTATAATTCAAATATACAGAGTTTAGAATTTATATTTTCTGGTATTAAATTCAATATAAAATTAAATACAAAAATTGTCAATACGTTTATACATTTGGATTCATATAATGATTTTGATGTATTTGTTATTAATGATTATGATTTATCAAAACGTAATGAATTATATATTTCATAGATTGAAAAATTTATATTATTAGTAAATCATCATTTCTTTATAGATTATGAACATGAAGCTGTATATAATATTAAAAATATAACATTAAATGAATTTAAAGGATATGCAGATTATTCTGCATTTAAAGCACCATACAGTATAGATTTTAGAACAACAACTATAAAAAATGGAAATATCATATCACATAAAAAAGATTTGATATTAACATCATTATATAATACAATAGATGAATATAATTTATGGAGTTCATTATTTACACAGTTTGATGTTCCTTCATTTAATAATTATGATAATGAACCATAGTTCATACAATCTTATTTGGAAGCAGTTAGTGAATATAATTATTATATCACATTTGATAAAATTAAATCAGAAATAGGATTATTATATAATAACAGTGTAATAAATTCTAATGATATTGAAGATGATACAGAAATAAAATCTGTATATTCTGAATCACATCCATATATAATTACAAAAGCAGACGGTGATTATAATCATCAAGCATATACATTATTAGAGAATATCAATAATAAAATAGATTTATTATTGAATCACAGAGATGAAACAATTTCAAGTGAATATAATATGTTTGATGAAAATGATTTTGATGATAATGATGATTATGATGATTTATTATTTGGAGCAAATAAAATAAAAACAAAAAATAGTTCTATAATAGAAAATAATGATAAACAAGAAAAGAATACTATTATAATACATCCAAAAACAATATCTGATAATAAATTATCATTAAATGAAGAGAATTTAAGATTAAGATTATTAAATGATTCAAATAATAATATAGAGTTATCATATTTGTCAAATTTATTAAATACACCAGAAGTTCGAGTTTTAATAAATTCCAATAATATATTGGATTATAAAAATATTGTAATTCCTAAAATATATTTAAATAATTTATAGAAATATATAAAGAAATTAATAATAAATGAAACACCAGAAGAGAAATTATCAAGATATACAAAAACATTTGATGATAATGTAGATATTTATATAATACCTATAAATGAAAATGTAAAATATATTCAAAATACAACGGAATATAATCCTTTAATATTTGAGTTAACTATACCTAATAAGATAAAATTTAATTATGGTTGGTTTACTCCGAATACAAATAAAATGTTGGATTTTTATGTTGATGATGAATTAAGAAATTTATTGGATGTTGATTTATTATTGGCAAATACAAAATTCAAGAATATTGAATCAATTAAGAATTATACAGGTAATAAAGTATTTGATGATAAATTTATTACAAATTTAAATAAAAACTATTTTATAATACCTGAGAGATCTTTATTAAGTTCAACATGGGACAGTGATTATTATAGAAAATATGTTTCTGAAAATAATTATCAAATAAAAGAAGGACATATTACAGGTATTGATGATAAGTCATTTTTTGGTTCAAGATGTATGATTATACATAATGAATATATTGAATTAAATAAATGGCAATATGATATTACGAATGATATTTATAATATGATGAAATCAGACAGTATATTTAATATTAATTCAATAAATAAAAATAATACGGTGTTGGAAATAAATTTAACTATGGCTTTATATTCACATTTTATGAATAATGATGTGTTTAAAGAAAACTGGAATTATTTTAAAGATACACAGTATACTGGTATGAAAAATTATATAAATAATACTATTTCAGCATCTTATAATATGAATTCAAATATAGATATTAAATTATATACAATAGATAAAGATAAAAATGAGTATATAAATATAATAACAGAAAAACCATAGAATTTTAATTCATATAATATATATGAGGGTTATTCAACAAAGATAACATTTAAAAACAATATTTATACATTAAAAATTGTGATACCAAAAACACAAGGTATGAATGTTTATCCTATAATTAAAATATATAGAAAATAATAATGATACAAGTTTCTTAGAGATTTCATAATGATACATATGCGCCAGGTATAGCAACATACGGTATTGACGGAAAAAACGGAGATATCGGCTAGCCTGGTACATCTATGTTTTTTACTGATTTTGATATAACATCCAGCAATCAACAAAGTTCTAATGCAGATGTAGATTTATTTGTCAAAAAAATAACATCAAGAATGTTGCCGTTAAAAAATAAAGAGATTGTATTGAACAGAAAATATATTAATGGCGATACTTTTGTAACTACTAAAGGTGAAGTTTATTTATTAACAGATATTAATAAATTAACAGAACAATCAATGAATGGAACAAATATCTATATTTCAGACTTTTTTGAGAATATTGGATTATTTGATAAAGAAGATAATATATTTGATTCAAATGATTTAGATATTTCTCAATTAGTTATTAAAGATTCAGAAGATTCATTAATAAATTCTGATAGTTTATTGACAATACAAAGTAATAAAATAACTAAATCAAATAAAGTAGAATTTATTAATTTAAATGCATTATATGGCAGTGCTGGTAATATGGATTTAAATATATTATATGATTCTAATTTAAAAGCATTTAAATTAGAATCACAATATCCTATTGTGATTGATTCAAATGTATATATAAATCAAAATAATAATACATAGCAATTAACAAATTATTCTCCAGTTGTCACAACAGAGAACAGTATAACAAATTTTTACAGCATATGCAATAATATAGATTATAATATTGATGCTTCTATATATACATATACAAAAAATAATAATGCTACAATATATTATGGATGTGTTTATATTATAACAATTAATGATGATATGGAATTGCTGTCAAAATTAAATAATGATATTTTATTACATTTTCAAAATAAATCATATCAAGATTTTCAGCCATATATAAGTATGGAAAATGTATATTATTTTAAACAAGATTATGATATTGTAAAATTAAATGATTTATTGAATTTAATAAAATATAATGCATTTAATGATATACAATTATCTTTAATATATAATTTAGAAATTTATTTAGACAAAATAAGTAAAGATACAGAAAATTCATTTAAAATAATAGGATATAATATTTAAAAATTTATTTAATTGGATAAAACATATGAGAATTTATAAACATGGTATACCTGGTGTTGGTATAACAGGAAAACAAGGAAAAGATGGTAAAATGGGTAACGGAATTTATTTCGGTACCTTAGATTCTTTTTTCTCGTATATAGATGAAAACGTATTAAAAGACAGTTCTATTGATTATGATGATATTGATTATGATATAACATATACAAAAAATGAAGAACGATTAAATATCAAATATAAAACAGGTGATATTTTATATATTATTACAAATTCTGATAATATATCAGAATAGAAAAAAATATTATATATGATTGAAATAACAGATGATTTAACAACTTGTACAAAATCATATTTGTTAAATCATATAAAACAATATCGTCCATTTACTGTTAAATATAATTTAGATGATAAAACTGTAATTTATCCTATTAATATTGTTTCAAATAGCAATAAAAATTTATTTAATTTTAATAAAATATATTCAAATGCATTATTATCTTTAATATATGTAAATGACAGTCTTGATAAAGATTATGAAAATATATTAGCGACATCATTAGAATATTCTGATATATCCAATAATTTTAACAATAATATTCCTTTATATTATACAGATGCTTCATAGCAATATGATATAGTAAACAATGGAGAATATTTAAAAAAATATACTAAAAGATTAAATAATGCAAAAACAAATAAATTAATATCTTTAACTGTAGGAGAAAATACAACAGATGCTTCAAGTTTAAGTATTTCTGCTGTATAGGAAAAATATATAGACATATCAGTTAAAAATAAAAATCCAAAATTGTTTATAGATAACTTATATATTAAAAACAACAATATAGGTAATGTTGAATCATATCTGACATTATATAACCCTGAATTAATTTTAGATAATGATGGAAATTGTTATACATTAAATAATAATGATTTTAATTTTGATTATCAATATTTTATATTTAATCCAAGTTCATTCTTTAAATCACCATATCAATCTCATGAAAATTATCATTTTGGATATATACACATGTTTTGGAATTATACAGATGATTCTTCATATGTTGAAACATTTAATACCAATAAATATCAACCAAATTATATAAGAGGAACATTTACAGAAGATACAGGAAAAGATATAAGTATTGTTAAAACAGATTCATATGGTAATTTTATAAGAGATTGGAATTCATCTTATTTTACAGGAACAAATAATATATTAATCCGAGAACAATTAATTAATTTATTAGATTATCAAACAATAAATGATATAGAATTACCAGATACTATATCAAATGAAGATAAAGAATATTATAAAGATTATCATGGTATTATTAAAACAGAAAAACAAAAAATATTCAGAACATATGATCTAATAAAAACATTAGACGGTCATATTCTTAAAACATATAAAAATGTTGACGGTAAAGATGAAATAATCAATATAGAACCAACATATAATTATGAAACAAAAAATTATTATGCTTTAGTAATTAATAAAGATAATAAAAAATCTAATTGCATTACATCATGTAAAATGATATTAACACCAAATCAATCTATAGAATTAGACGCTGCATTATATAATTATAATAATTCTGTAGTAAATTCTAATATTATAACACGTAATGTATATAAAGATAAAATTTTCTTTAAAATAAGCAGTAATGATTTAATAAAAGAAGGAACAATATTATTTGGTAACAGTAAACAATTACCGTCTGCTTTTAATATTGAAAATATTAATGAGTATTTCCGTTTACCGTCAGAAGATGGAATGAATTATCATAAATTAATTTTAACGGTTACTGATTATTGTGAACTTGACGTTGAATGCTCTATTAATACAGAAGATATGCCTATGTTTGACAATGACACAATTAATTGGTATTTGACATCTACAAATATAAACAAATTAATTGATTTTAATTTTAATTCATCAATCATTTATGTTAATGATCCTAAAGAGTTTAAAATCAATTTAGCATTGAATGACATATTTGCTAAACAATACAGACATCATGATATTCTTCAATGGATTCAAACACCTAATGGTTTTAAATATTACAGCAAACATACATATGCACATTATAATTATCAATATAATACATATGATATTGTTACAGACTGGGATAATACAAATATAACTATACCTGGATTTATAGATACATCTACTATAGGTTCTAACAGCTTATTTGATATCATTATAAAAGATAATGAAATGGAGGCAACATCATTAATAATTAATACAAGCACTAATAATGATCAAGAATATGTTAAATATGTAGAAATATATCTAAACAGTTCGTTAATATTAGATAAAACAAATGTATTGGATACAAATGGTATTATAACATTAAATGATGTTATACCTGTAATTGTTACAGAAAACCAATTAAATAATGAGAATATATTAAATGAATTATATTTAAAAACATCTAAAACAGAATCAGACAAAAATAATATTTTAATCACTATAAAATATGCCGTAATAGGTGAAGAAGAATGCACACATATAACAACATATGAATATAATTTAAATCATTATAATGAATACAGAACATTGCCTATTGTTAATTTACATTTATATAACAATATGGAATCATTAGAACAATTAAATAAAATAGAAAATGGTGTTTTATGTAATCAATTCCAATATTTTATAGATATAAAAATAGATGATTTTAATTCAAATAATTGGGGAAAATTAATTAATGAATATAAAGATATTAATATTGAATTAACATTAAAATTAGAGGAAACTATAAAAACTCTTAATGATGAAGATTTATCATCAATATTAAAAATATCATATTCATTAATAGAACCTGATGTTGATATAATTAATATATAACAAAAAGAATTAGAAGAAAAAGAAATAAAAATTAATAAAAATTTAAGTGGCAGTTTTAAATTGACATTTAATATAAAAGATTTAGATAAAATTAATAATATATATAAAATCAGGGTATTAATGGAAACAACAAATCCTATACCTATATATTATGAATCATTTGCTTATGTTAATACATTAACAATTAATACAGAATTAGCTTCATTAAATTCTATAGTGTCATATACATTGGATCCGATTTATTTAACAAATGAAGATAATATATTATATAAATCTGAAAAAATTAAAGCAATAATATCACCTATATCTATGATTGCAGGATATAATCAAAAATATCCTAATATATCTGATATTAATAAAATGAAATGGTATGGTTCAGATAATGAAATAACTGTGTCTTTAAAACCGTATCAATTAAATGATGTGGTAACAAGATATAATCATTATTATGACAGAAATGAAAATGATCCAAATTGGAATGGATTAAAATATAAATTAAGATATTTATAGGATAATATAAAATCTATTAATGTTAAATCTATAAATATCAATTATATTAAAGATTTATTGCCAAATCGATTATATAATAAAAATTATCTTGTAAAAGATAAAGATGATATTTATGATACATATTTGGAATTAATTTATAATTCTGATTTATTTAATCCTACATTGTTTGAAGATTCTGAGGTATTTCAATATAATAATGTTATATATTTGGCATCTAAATATGGTCAATTTAAAAATAATACCGCTATATTTGTAAAACAAGAGATAGAACATATATTAAGAACAGATACATTGATTAATTCTATGCAATTATGGAATGCATTATATAAAGAATATAAATATGAATCTGATAATCCATATGAAGGTCATATAGAAACATATGGTAATGGTTATCAATATTTGTCAAAATCTGCAGATTCTGGACAATATTTAGAAAATGGTGCTATGTTATTAAATAATGTTAAAGAAATAAATAATCGTTTATTCTTTGATTTAATAAGTAATGAATATATAGAATCATTAGTAGGTAAACCAGAAAAAACAGATGAATATACACCAGATATATTATATAGAACATTATTATATCAGATGAAATGGATTTATCCATATTATACATCAGAAAATGGATTAAATATTATTAAACAAATAAAGTTCTCTGAGAATAAAATAAATGAGGATATTTCAGAAGAAGAAAATATACCGGATGAAATGCCATATAATTTAACATATTCTATATATCCAAGAATTATGTTTAATGATGAAGAACAAATTAATATGGTATTAATGTTGAGATTGCCATCTGTTATTGAAGAAGAACAATATGAGATGAAACCAAAAGATGTAAATATTAATAATATAGATATGATACAATCATTAGATTCATCTTTAAATGTTTTTAATTAAAATAAATATTAAAAGGAATATATTTAAAAAATGGAAAAAAATAAAATGGTATCTAAAATACCTATATTTATAACAGTTCGTGGTAATACTCCAGAAATTTTTGATAAAAATAAAGAATGTCTTAAATTTTAGTATATTTTTATAAAAGAGATAGATTTATTTAAACAAACATATATTATATCTGATAATAAAGATATGATAAAATATGCAAAAGAATTAGGTTTTATAAATACTATACATTATGCATGTGGTTCAGAAAAAGATTTAAAATATTTAGAATATTTAGCAACATATCGTTTTGGTGTAGAAAATAATTATAAACCTGATTGGATTATATTATTGAATGTTAATCAAATATTTAAATTTACTTCTTTATTGGTTGATTGTATTAATAATATAGATGATAATTATGATATTATAGCATCATATACAGAGATAAGTAATAAATCTCATTTCTTTGTAACAAATAATAATGAAATATGTCAAAAAGATAAACATAAATTATCGAGTGAATATGACAGACAAAAAATGTGTGATTCTGTAATTTATGCGATTAAAAGTAAATTTGCATTTGAATGTATGGAATTTGATGATCCATCAGAACATTTTTGGAATGGAAAAATAAAATTCTTTAGAAATAATTCATTATATACAGATATTTATGAATTAAATGATATAACAAAATATTATAATATAGGTGAAATTATAGATAATGTTAAAAAAATAAAATAAGTTTAATTTTTAAAAAATTAAACTTATTTTTTTGTGTATTTATATCTTATATTTAATATAGAAGTAACTTCTGCTGTTTGTATATGTAATTGATTTAGATTTATATTTGTTATCGGTGTATGATATTCTAATACTAATAAACCAATTAAAACATTATTCTTATCATACATACCGGTATAAACAATAGCTTTTGTTCTTGAATCTTTAAATATTTGTACCAATGACGGATTTGATTCTTCTAAAGCATCAATATCAGTATATATAACCTATTGTGTATCAGAATTTACAACATCATATACAACTTTCGCAATAGAACCAAATGGTAAACCTACTGCTTTATGCCCTAATGGAGTTAATCCTTTATCAAACCATTCATAATTACAAGAATATTTAGCAAACGGAATACCTGACAAATTTTGATATGAATTATGGAATTCCAATATAAAAGCTCTTTGTGCATTATGTATATTCATAATATCTTTTAAAGCTTGATTTATATCTTCTGCTAATGTCATCCGTTCATTCAACATATTATTATGATTCTTTGTTTTTTCATCATCCTTATTAATTAAATAATTAATTAATTTTTCCTATGAATTAACTATTGTATTAGTAAGCTATTCGTTTTGTTTAGATAATTGATCTGTTAATTTTTCACCAATTTTATCAAAACCTGTAGATATATTTTTATTAAACTTTTTTGTCATATATTTAGCTATTAAAAATAATATTATACAAGCTCCAATACCAGCTAACCCCCACCAACCATATTGTTGAAAAATTTTAAATAATATCTCCATTTATTTTTTTAACATTATTATTTTAATATTTATTTTAAATTTAAAAATGTATTTTTTAAGTTTACATTTTATAAACATAATTAAATAAAAATATAAATAAAATATATATTAAATTTATATTTTTACTTTATCTATCTAAGTTATAGACTAAATTATTTTTAAAATTTCTGTTTTAATATTTTCTTTAAATGTTAAAAACGGTATATATTGCCATTGCCAAGGTTCTATAAATCTTAAATTTATAATATTCTTAACATTGTATGTTCTATATATTAAATCATAATTTTGTATATGATATTTTTCAACAATTCTTTTTAAAAATAATGTTTGATTATCTTTAGTCATAAAGAATTTTGTTATATTTTTTGATATTGGCAATAAACCTTTATGTGCTTGTTCAGAAGCATTATGTCTAAAAAATTCTTGATCTAAATTATAAATATCATTTAATATCAATGTTCTTAATGCATAATTACAAAAATTTAAATTTATACCAGATATTGTAGAAGGTGTATTATTCATACATAATAAAACAGGCAAATTATCATAAAATTCTATTTTAATATCATTCTTCTAATATAAAGTCGGTTTATTCGCTTTATATCTGAATGCATAAATATGACCAGGAATTAAAGTTAATTTTGTATTTGTTTCTGATGCATATTCATCTAATCCCATCGCTTTTTCTACACCCCATAAATTTTTTATAAATAAATTATCTATAATTTTATTATAAGATTTATCTATTATATTTTTATCAATTTCTTTTAATTGTTTAATATCTGATATAAATTTATTTGTATCCATTTAATTTTATTATTTATAATTTTGCTTTAGAACGTTTTGATAACTATTCTAAACGTGTTACTTTTTGACGAATATCCATATCTGGATGTGCAATTGTATCAAATTCTTTACCTATTCTTACGCCTTTTGGTAATTTTAATGATTTTATAGCTCGCTTATAATTTTCTAATTTTATATTTTCTTTTTTGATATTATTAATTTCATTATTTAATTTATTTATATAAAAATTAGTTAAATCCTATACAGGTTGCTGCTCTAAATTATTTATTTTTTGTTTAAATACAATTTTAAGTCTTTCTACTGCAGCAACTAATGGTGTTAATATAGATATAGGTTGATTCGAGGTATTTATATATAATACAATAGGCCATGGATACATACCCCTTACTGCTAAACCAAATACTACTATCATATTGAAGAACGGAATATATAAACTTTTAATCGCTATAAAAATACAAGGTAACGGTATATTCTGAATATAAGGCATAATATCCAATCCACAATTCCAATATGTAGGAACTAAACATATTAATGTTGCTAATGTAAAATATTTTTGCCAATATTCAAAATCTAAAAATGTTATTGTTCTTACTTTTTGTTCTTCAACTTCATGATCTGATAATTGTTCTATTGCCCAATTCTCATCAATAGTTATATCTTCAGGAATGTCAGGAAAATCTAATGTTTCAGGAAAATCATATTTACCTATACTTATATCTACAGTTTTTTCTTTATTGTATATATTTGTAAACAAATAATGTTGATATTCTACATTATTAATCATTATAGGTGTTGGTATAGGCCAATCTGCATAATCATCAAAAGATGATGATAATTCATCTAATTTCTTTAAACAATTATTTAATGAACATTTTTCATATTCTAAAATGATTTTATCCCAAAAATCTATTATTTTCTATGCTTCTTCCTATATTAATGTTAAATATATATATTTGTTATTTTCTGTTTTAATTTCTTTATATATATTATTTTCACCATTTCCATATGATTTTATATACATATATAATGTTGCTAATTGAGAAACAATCTCATTTGAAACTGTTTCATCCTCATCATTATTATATGTATAAAGAGATTGAATATAATCACATATTTGTTTGTATTTATTACTTTCTGTATATAATTTTCCTGCATTCTATATAGCTTCTTCACCTAATTCCATTTTAGAAAATTCATCTCTGATATTATTATCATGTTTAGTATTTTCTTTTTGAACAAATATCTTTATTTGATTTTCAAATTTAGTAAACTGATGTTCTATATATTCATCTGTATTAAATATATCATTTTGATAAAATTTAAATATATCAGATGATATATTATCATTAAATAAACGACAAAAATTTCTTTTTAATGTTTTAATCTCTGTTGTTTCTATTATTAAACGTTTATTTATAATATCTGTTATAAGATTATAATATTCATTTATATATTCATTATCCATCTCTAAATTGATATTAGACAATAAACTTGTATAATAATTATAATAATGATCAACATCTCCTATAGCATAATAAGAGAAATCTTCATCATATGTTTGAACATTTTTAAGAACATCTTCATTTATTTTATCTTGAACTAAAAATTTGCAATCATTATATTCAGGATCATATTTACATAAAGGTAATTTATCTTTATTTTTATAAATATCCAATATTTGATTGATATAATTTTCTCTTACTTTTAACAATCTGTCTTTTTCTTTTGTTATAACTTCATATGGATTTTCTGAACGTTTGATTTTATCAATAGAATTTGTTGTTCTTTGTTTTATTTCTTGTTTTACTTTTTTACGTTTTCTTTTCTTTTTTGCTCTTTTTTTCCAGCTTTTCATATCTGCTTTTGTTATATCATTACCTATAATATTTGCACCAAATTCAGATTGAATATCATCAAGAACCTATAATACAGATGAATCAAATATTTTTAAGCCTGTATCATGATGTTCATTCTCTATATCATATATAAAATAAAAAGTATCATATTGACGATTATTTTTAAATTGTGTATTTTTTATAAATTTAGATATTTCTGTATTATCAGCAATTAAATCAGATGAATCTAAATACCATTTTGAGTAATTATAACCATTAAATGTTCTTGTATAAACACCTCTATAACGACGGGATAATATATATGGTAATAATGATTGACACATATTATTTGTTATCAATGCATATAATATACCTTCTTTTGTAAATGAATCATTTAATTCTTGTATATTATTACTGAAGTCCAATTCATTTCCTTTTTCTATTAAAGCATCTTCTAATACTATATGTCTATTGCAATTAGAAGGATATAAATGAAAATATTCTGTATTGTCATTTATACCTTTAACAGTTCCTTTTGAAAATATTGATTTTATATTTTTCATTAATCCTTTTTGCTCAACCTAACCTATAATTGTATTATCATTAATTTCATCACCAGGATTAACAAATATTTTATATTGTAATGGGTTTGGATCATTTATTGTAGGTTCACTGAATTCCAATATAACATTATTTTCTATATGAATGTCATCTAATAAATTTGTTATATTTTCATTATCAGAAGATAATAATTTTACAATATCAGGATCAGAATATAATTGACTTAATATATTCATATCATATGATTCATCTTCTAATTTATTATATGTCGCAGATGTTTGAGCATAATCTGCCGCACATAAATCTAAATTATTTAAATCTATGACCTATTGTCCTTCATATTCATCTGTATTGATTGTTAATGCATTTAAAATTAAATTATCAACATATTCTTTTTCTTGATCTGTCATAAAATATAAAATTATTATTTTTTAAATTGAAACATCTAAATTTTTCTGATATGCTCTTAATATCTGACTTCCTATTACAGGTAATGATGAATTTGAATAATAAATTTCATTTCCTCCATCCATAACTTTATCTAAACCCAATAATGTTCCATCTTTATATGTTGAATCTGGATATGTTATGAATAATGAAACATCTTCACCAAAAAACTAAGATGCTGTATTTATATTATCATTTAATTCATTTTGTTGTTCTGTTATAGATTCTAAATCCATATATAATATAGTTTCTTGTTCTGTGTTAATTTCTGTTGTATCTAAATTATTATCTTTTAAATATGTATATAATTGTTTTGTTTCATCAATATTCAATGGTAATTCACAATTAGATGAATCATATTTTTTTATTTTTAAATTAATATAATCATATGTTCTTAATGTTCTAACTGTATAAAAATTTTTATCTGTTTTAACAACTTTATTCATTAAATTATTAACTTTTGCTAAAAATCTAATCATTCCAAATAAATTTCCCTATGAATTATTTTCTACTTTAGCTTTATTAATTTTATAATTAGATACTAATGTTGTTATTATTTTTAACAAAGGAAATATTTCTGTTAATATACTGTATAATTCATGTACTAATTGTAATGTAGGTCTTTTAACTTTATAATCTGGATCCGATGTAAATTCTTCTGTAACTATTCCTAATTGATATTCTTTATAATTATTTAAATCTTCTGTTTTTTGTTGTTCTTTAATTTCCTATAATCGTTGAAATGTTTTTATTGCTGCTTCTTGTGCTACTGTATATGGTGGTTTATTAACAGATGCTTGATTAATATTGACGTTTGTTTTTTCTTCTTTTTTATTATATCCTTCTAACTCATATATTATTTTTATATTACATGAATTTAATTGTAATTCTTGATTCTTTTTTTGCATAACCCCTATATTTACAGCATTCAATATTTTTTGAATATCACTTGCTGTAAATATTTTTTCATTATCATTATTTTTAGATTCTCTTAATATAGATGTTAAATTTTTAATTATAAATTTTGTTGTTGGTTCTACATAAAATATTATTATAATAGAATTTGTTTCTAAATCAAAATCAAATGAATAATATTGTATCTGTGTAGTTTTTTCATTTGTTGATACATTTTTTTCTGCTGTTGAATATATTTGTAAACCGGATGAAACCAACTAAGCTGTCAACTATGAAGCTAATGCTTCAAAATTATTTTTAATCTGATGAAATCCTTGTTCTAATGCTTCTTTTAATGTTATAACATTACTTTTATCATCTAACCCCAATTCTACTAATAAATCCATGAAATCCTAAAATGTATTAATACCTTCAACTAATGATTCTAAACTGACATTATTAAATTCATTAACCAACATCATAATATTTTCTACAGATTCTTTTATTTCCAATATCATAAAAGCATTAAATAATAAATCTGAACATGTTGTTAGCTGAACTAATAATTCTTTTTTAATTTCTTCTGTATTTAATTCATATGATGTTTCTGTTACTTCTAAAATACCTCTTCTTTCTAATTCTTTTTTACGTTTATATTCTTCATAAATCGCTATAATATCTTGACATTTATATCTTAATTCAACTAAGGTTAAACCGGTATATTTTATACATTGGTCATTAATAAAATTTTCTATTAATGCCTATAATGCTTTTAATGACGATGCTAATGCTTCCTATGTACTTGGTAAATTTGTTATAGAATCATTTATTGTTTCATAATATTGATTTTGTATATCTAACCATATTGTCTCATACATATCTTTTAATGATGTACATAAAGAGCTTAATACTGAACCTTTATCAGGAATCATTCTTATATTTGTAGGAACTAATTTAAGTATTGAATTAATTTTAAAAACAGCAGAATCAATTAAACTTAATATATGTTCTGTCAATTTCATAGAATCTTGATTTATTCCTAATTGATTCAATAATTCTGATGTATTATCTGCTATAAGAGACTATATAGAAACTTCCAAATATTGAGATACTGCATTAATTACAGAAGATGACAATAACATACCAGGAGCAGAATTTAAATCAATATCTTCAATATTATTTAAATTTTCCTCTGTATTTGTTTCCTATTGCATATCTGGTGTTATTATACGTGCATCCCCAATTTTTAACTGATTTGTTAAAATTTCTTTTCCAGATTCATCTCTTATATAAATTGTTGCCATTTTATAAATTTTCTTTTTTAATCATTGTCTATAATGCCCAATAAGAATCTACAATATCATCTATTCCCTTAATATAATTTTTATTTGCTTTCATAAAACCATTTGCTAAACATAATCTTAATTTTATATTATTATTCTATTCTATATATTTTTTAATCATTTTATTTTTATCTTTAATATCTTCTTTTGATGCACATTGTGCTGTAGATTTTAATGATATAGGTGAATATGTAAATAATCTTTTTAAATGTTCATCATAATGTTCATATATTTTAGATAACAATACACCTTTATATGTTGCCAAATTTAATGTTGCATCACCTTTAGACGCATATGATAAACCTTCAGAACATATATATAATTCATAATCATCTATATTAAGACTGTTAATAAAATCATCTAAATCTTTAATAATTAAATTTGCTAAATCTGTAGACCTTATTGTATGTATTAATACCAATTTTGAATTTTCTATTTCTTTTGTTTTTATTGATTCCATTCTTCTATTATATATATGGACTTCTGCATCTTCATATAATTTCTGTTGGTTCTTAGTTACAGACAATGGCCAAAAATAATGAAAATACTGATTATTATATAATATAGTTGCTGCAGGCTTATTTATAGAAAAATCAAAACCTATTAATATTTTTTTAGACATTTTTCTAAACTTATTTTTTAATTTTATTATTTATTTTTTATTTAGTTTTTATTTAAAATAAAAATAGAGATATAAAATTTATATCTCTATTTTATAATTCTATTTTATAATTATTTTATTGTTCTACTTTAGTCCAATTATATTTGCCAAGATAATATATTTAATTCATCTATATCTTTTATAATGTAATCATCAAATTTATTAAAGAAAACATTTGAACCTATATAAATTTTTTTAATTATTTTAATCATAAAAAATATTTAGTTTTCATTTTAAAATTTTAAACCATTCAACATTTCATAAATTTTTATTTTTGTATTAATGCCATAAATAATATTGTCTATTGTTTGAATAGTATCTTTTATATAATTTGTAAAATTTGTTAATAAATCTATTGTTTCTTTTTCAGAATTTAATGATGATTCTATTTGTGTGTTTATAGCACTTTCATTTGTATATCTTAACCCTGCTTGACCTGATTTCAATGTATTATATATATTTGAAGCTTTAATTTTATAATCTCTTGTTCTTGCTGCTAATACTTTCATTGTTCCATAATATAAATCTAATGCATCTTGTCTTTTAGAATAAACATCATTTAATAAATCATTTAAAGAATTTATATTTTTCATTTTTGAATTTAATTCCTTTATATTATCTGTCCATTTATCTTGTAATTTCATTAATTGTTCATCTAAAGATATTTGATTATTTACTGAATTATTTACATTAATATTATTTACATTGTTATCTTCATTATTCATAATCTTATTTAAATTAATTATAAAAATTATATAAAAAATATTTATTAAAGTTTTTTAATTTAAATAAAATTTAATTTAGTTATTTAGATCTAAATAAATTTATTTAGTTTACTTAAAAAATTTTTTCCTTATATATAATATATATAAATCTAATACTCCCTAAATATCCAGATATTTATTATAGTTAACATTTGTTAAAAAGTCTATATTTTTTCTAAAAATTTTTTGTTCTGTTTTTCTCCATCTTTGGTCTATTTTTCCTATTTTTATAAATTTAAGTAAACTATTAAATTTTATAAAAACTAAATTACATTAATTTTATAAAAATTATAGAAATAAAATAAATAAAGAAATTTTAATTAAATAAAATGTCTAAGAGTTCATTAAATAATAAAGTATAGACTGGAATTGTAGAATCAATAGATGATCCAACATTTTCTGGAAGAATAAAAGTAAGAGTAAATGGTTTGCATGATAATATACCGACAGAAAGTTTGCCTTGGTGTAATTATTCAGGAACCGGTTATAATCAAATATCTATACCGAATGTAGGAGATCATGTCAGAGTTAAATTTTCATAGGATGATGTTAATTCTATGGAATGGTATGGAAATAATACATTAGACAGAGAATTTTCATAGGAAATAGCAACAGATTATGCTGGCACACATTCTCTATTATATGATTATGATGAAGATTTATCGATTAAATATCAAAAAGGAACAGGTTTAATATTATATTATAAAGGTTCATATTTACAATTACATCCAGATAATACAATAACATTAAGGCTTGGTCCTGATGAAACATCTGGTGTTTCTATACAATTAACAGATGGTAAAGTTTATATACAAGCACCATAGCAAATAAACATCAGTTCAGATAATGAAATTAATTTACATGCAAAGAATATAACAATAGATGGAACAGATGGTGTCAGAATTAAAGGAAATCAACCAAATACTTGTGCGGTCAATGCTACACAGTTAATAACATTATTACAAACATTGGCAACATTAATTGATGGAAAATTAGGTGCGTCTTCTGCAGGATTAGCAGCTGCATTAGTTTCAGGAACAAAGGAAAAATTAATGAATCAAAAAATAACATATTTTTAAAAAATAACAAATTAAATAAATGATAAAATATACAGAATATATAATAGGTTATAGAGAATTTCCAGATGAAATGAGTTTATTGATAAACATATCTGGTTGTCCTAACAAATGTTCAGGATGTCATTCATCATATTTGCAAAATGATATAGGAGAAGAATTAACTACAGATGTATTGGATAATTTAATATTAAATAATAAAGGAATAACTTGTATAGGATTTATGGGTGGTGATCAAGCACCTCAAGAAGTTGTTAAATTATCACAATATGTAAAGCAAAAATATAAAAATTTACATACTGGATGGTATTCAGGTAAAGAAGTATTTCCATTATATCATGGAACATTTGATTATATAAAATTAGGACCATATAAAGAAGAATTAGGTCCTATTGACAATCCTTCTACAAATCAAAGAATGTATATGAATATATCAAATAATTCAGATTTAAATGCAACTTTTATAGATATAACAGAAAAAGCATTTTGGGCTCCTAAACCCTGGGATATCGATTATTTTGATTATTTTGAGGAAAAAAAGAAAGAAAATAAAATTGATTTTAATCAAAAATGATAATATTTAATTGATATATGTCAGAAAATATTATTAATTGTACAAAATACACTTATTTTTTATAAACTTAAGAATAAATATAAAGTAAGATAGTTATTGATAATTAAAAATAAAGTTTGATATTTAACAATATTGTTCATACATATAGTTAGAAAATAAACTTTAATAATAAATTTGAAATGATTATTCACAAACAGATATATTTTTAAATATATTTGAAGATAGTTAAAAAATAAAAATAAATTACGTTTAAGAAGTTATGAAAAGAGTTTTAAATTACGTTAAACGTGCCTGGACGGCATATGTTAAAATGTGTGCAGAAAATTATGTATTCAGAATTACAGGAGATTGTACAGTATATTGTGATCCTACAACAGGTTCTGTTCATATTTTCAAAGAAAACAACAAATAAACTTAAATAAAGTTTATTTAAACAGAAATATAGGAAAATAAATATATAAAATAATTTAAATAAAAAATGTTTAATTATGAATATTTAGATTATGAATTTCCTATAGATTATGATGAAAATGAAAAACTAATATTATATTTAATAATTAAAGATGAGTTTGATTTAAAGTAATCAAACTCATTTTTTTAATAAATATATAAATTAATAATATATTATGAATAAGTATATAAAGATATTAATTGAACAACTTTCTACATTATTTAATGACGATATTTTTAATGATGATAATGAAACAGAACAAATAGGAAAACAAATGTTTTATAAATATTTTCCTAAAGATAAAAAAGAACTTAGAACATTATTAGAACAATTATTAAAAGAACGAGGAAGAAATGCCGATTTAAATGATATAGACACATCTTTAATAACAGATATGTCAGAATTATTTAATGGTTTAAATATATCTAATATTAAAATTGATGGTTGGGATGTTTAGAATGTTACTAATATGAGTCATATGTTTTATAATTGTAAATATTTTAATGCATAGTTAACATATTGGAATGTTAAGAATGTTACAGATATGAGTCATATGTTTTATAATTGTTTTATGTTTAATGGTTATGATTTAGATAATTGGGATACAATAAAAGTTACAGATATGTCTTGGATGTTTGCATACTGTAAAGAGTTTAATGGATATTTAAATAATTGGAAAGTGAATGAAGTTATTAATATGAGCTGTATGTTTTTTGGATGTGAAAAATTTACAGGAGATGGCTTAGAAAATTGGAAACCAATAAACTGTGAAAATATGTCATTTATGTTTACAGGATGTACAATTTTTAATGGAAATACATTAGAAAATTGGAATGTATCATCAGTTTTAAATATGAAATATATGTTTAAAGATTGTTTACAACTTAATTGT